AGACGGCTGGATAATGCGTAGGTTCTTGGTTATGTTCCTCGCATATATAATAAGGAATATACCAGTAAGACCCCTAATTAATATCCGATAATCAATACCAGGTTCCAACATATTACAAGTAAGAGCAACAAAAAACAATATAGCGCTCGTCAAGAATAGCTCCTTAACGGCCTGCATTGTCTTTTTGTGCTGATACGGTTTGCCCTTTTGGTGGTCTGCGAGATACCCGGCTAACCAGTTTAGGGCGGTCACTATCACAACAATAAATATAAAGTCCCTCACATCCGAAACAACTGTCAGAACGGTAACAGCGAAAAACATTCGGAAGTAAGTTTCTAAACTTTCTATCACTTGATAAGACTTATACGAGAGTTCTGAACCACACATACCTTTATAAACCCGTCTTTTTTCATACGGCAAATCAAAGGTTCTAAAAACAAATCGGCTTTGCTCCGTTCAGCTTCAAACCTCTTAACTTTACTCGTGTCGGGAACAACTACTGAACCTCCGTACGTCTGAATTTTCATCCCGGTGGTCGTACTGTTTTGGTCGGCAATCTGCAAATAACGGGCAAAGGCATAGTAACTTATAACCTTTTCCGCACCCGCGAAGTCCGCACCGTCTGCGATGTACTCGTCCGGGATGGCATCGTACATCGCCCCCACTTGAGGCAGTATATCCAATAGGTCGGCCTCAAAGAAGGCCTTCTCTATCTTATTGTCTTTTACGTCCGTCGCTATTTCAAATAGCGTTCGGAATTTCTGTATTGGGTATGCCATCTTCTGTTTCAAATTTATTTTCAATTTCAGTAACCGACGGGTCAACCCCGAATACTTGGTATAATTCACGCGAAATGCGTTGACGTATCTTTTGCAAGCTATTGCGATAGACCTTTTGCAGCTCCTTTATAACCTCACCCGAAGCGTTCGAGAACGTTAACAGCGAGCTATCAATAAGAGGCAATGGTATGTTATAGGCGGCTATCGCAATATCCTTTCGTAACGGTTCCACATAAGCCTTGTACAGCTCCCTATCTATCGGGCTGCCTAATTGGTCTACCTTGATAAACGGTTTGTCCGTGGCTACGTTCTCATCGCGAACGGTAAGCACTGAACCGGCGTTCTCGCTACCCATCATTTCAGAAAGCGTATCGCGGAATTCTTGCTGCGCCTGCTCGGTCTCGAAATCACCGTGCGAAACAATGCTGCACATGTGAAAACCACGCCCTAAAGTACGGTTAACGTATCGCCCGTTCTTGTCCTCCGCGCCCATCTCGTTACGCACCGCGTGGAACGTGCTAATAGGATAAGGCCGGGTAGTGCTAAGGTTCACATACAAAAGTTGTCCTTTGTGATTCTCGATACCTCCGCATTCCTCGACCTCGGCTGCAAAGCTTTCGGGGTTGTAAGTAGGATAAACAATCGAATTACCCTTAACGCTTGTTGACTTTACGCTCTGTTTCTCCCAGTTGTTGAACACTCGCCAGCTCCTTACCGTTGGGTCATTCTTATAATTGTCATTCATCTCGGCACGAACGTATTCAAACGGAACGTTGTACACGTTTTTGGGCTGGTAGCCTGCTGGCGTTAAACCATACTGCACTATCCAAGCCCAGCCCTTAAAACGTGCAACATCGTTTGCCGTAGCTTCTAACACGTCGTTCATGTTACAGCCGTTGCCGTTCGTCATTTCCGCGAATTCCTTGTTTTTGAACCCCTCACAGATTATATTCTCCGTCATTTTCTCGACGGCCGCGCTCGCTGTCTTTGACGCGTATATGAGTTCGGCAATTTCCTGCGGATAAAGGTTTCCCTCTCCGTAGTTAATCACCCTATCGCCCGTATTCGCTGAAAGCTTAAGCGCTTTTTCTACTAATAATGCTATTCGGCTGTAACCAATCATAATTCTATTCTTTGTTAATTTCTACAAAACAATCTGCGTAGGCCGGGTTCTCGGCCATAAGTCGTTCGGCTATCTTGTCCGTCATGTTTGCCGACTTATAGACCACACCGTCTACGTAATGCACGATACGCGCACCCGGTTTCATCGCCCATTTATAGACGATTTTAGCGAGATACTTCGTTTCATACCACAAAGATAAAAATTCCATATCCATATGGCAATTAGTATCAAGTTTTAGACCCGTCATTGTATAATACGCATCTAATTTCTCTTGCAAAGTTACTTCCTTTGGTTGAGTAACTTCCGGGTCAGTGCTTTCGCCCTGCCCGGTAGTGTTAGTTAATTCTTCGCTCATTTTCTTTTTGGTTTATTAAACTGCTGGTGTACTCAACGCGTCGTAAGCAGCTCTTGACAAGCTGTGAATGGTCGTGCCTACCTGCCAATCCTCAACACCATAGGTAAAAACTGCATACCCGTCGGTAGTTGAATCCATGCTATATTCCAAGCAAACAAGAGGTGCACCAAGACCGTAAACCCGATAGACCCCATTTCCGTGGTCTACGGCTATAACAAGCTCCGCACGGGCAACCTGGTCAATCGCGCCCATCGGTGTAGCTGCCGACATAAAGCCTCCACGGTTTGCGCCCGCAAAGTCCTTAAATGTGATAGTCACGTCGAATGCCCCCGCGGTTATATCCTGCGATTTCGCAGCCACAGATAGCGTTAGGGCGTTGTTTACGGTTGTTACGTCATAACCCACTTTTGTAGGCACACGCGTTATGATTGCCGCCCCCGAAGAAGCGGATATTGTAAAACTCGCTATATCTGCTGCGTTGATTAGCTTTGCGCCTTGTATGCGGTTAAAAGCTGGGGTGGGTGCTCCGCACGCCATCGCCAAAGCTCCGCTTATTGTTCCAATACATGCCATATTATTTTTTTTCCTTTCTTTTAATTAGTTAATTAAAGTGCTGCCGCGTATAGTCTATCATACTCTGACTGCACTAATGTAAGTGTATCCTCACCGATTACGTTTTCCGGAGTAGCCATCGCGATGGTAGTCCACCCTCCGTTATCGTGGGAAGATGAATCAACCCCAGTGGCGGATAAGCCATAGTAAAGGCCGTATGGGTCACCAGACGAGTTGCCAACCCTCTTTACAATAATTACAAAAGAGCCATTAGCTAAGGATGCCATCGTATTTCGGTACGCTGCGTCAGGTATCCCGGTGTACACTATGTTAGCGGAATGTGTGTAGGCGTTAGGTGCGCCATCGTTAACCTTTAGAGCGCTTGACACAACAAGGGAACGCTTTACAGTATCAATCTTAAACGGTGTAGCCCCTCTTACGAGCGAAAGTCTTGAAATTACGCCTGTAGATGCATCGATATCGAAGCTCTCTATGTCGGCCTTGTTGATAATTATAGCGCTATTCAAGCCAGTTGCGCCCGTGCCGCAATCATAAGCAATTGCGCTTGCTAATTTTGATATACATGCCATATTAAACTGATTTAGAGATTATTGAATCACGAACAGCCGCATAGCACACATGAAAGGCGTTCCCCGCCGAACCTTCCGGGTCTGACAAAGTAACTGTTACTAACCGTGCGTTCGCGTTGCTGTCAAAGTCCATAGCGGTACATTCCAAGGGAGATATTGCCCCGATAAAATCATACGTACCGTCTACATTTGAAGTCATAACGTAGAATCGCCCAGTAGCGAGTGACCGCATATCCACCCCTGCTATCTTCATCTTAAACGTAATAGACGTATTTAACTTTGAAGAAGCCTCCATAGTTTTAAGGGACGCGGTATATTGGATATTCTGTTTATACCCTTCTACCTTATAACTCTTTGCCCCCGAAGCGAATAACACCGAAGCGATGGATGCGCCTCCGTCTGCAATCGTTACGGTAACATCTTCCGCGTGCATCAGATAGATATCCTTGATGCCTACGGGCGTAATGCTGCAAGATTGTAGGATGTTACCCGAAAGTTTATTTAAACAATTTTTTGCCATATTATATAAAATGAAAAAGGGGCTGGGTTAATATCCCAACCCCTTTTATTGTTAATACTAATTTTCATTAAACAGAAGCATGTAACCACATCTGCATCTTCTCGGGTGCTACCAACATGGCATCAGCCGCGAACAAAGTCTGTGAGTAGTAGTTACGGCTCTTGGCGTCCTGGATGAAAGGAGCAATGTTAGTAGAACTACCTTCCAAGGCAATCTGAATATTTTCCTTCGGTGTGAATACTACGAAAGCGTCCGTATTACCGTCAACCAAGGCAGCGCTAGACACGTGGCGAAGTTCGTTAATCTTGTACCCCTCGAAGAAGTAAACGGGTCTGCCATCTACAATGTCACTTTGTGCAGCGCTGTTATCTCTATCCTGCAAAAGGTTCTTATAAAGGCGCATAACGTTAGATGTTACGAAGAATTCCGATGTGTCGAGTGTATCGGGGCGTTGTGCGTCGATAGCTCCACTAAGTGCAGCAAGAACGCCTGCTGTGTCGAGCGTCAGAACGTTTTCGGTCTCTCCGCTATCCTTAAACTGCTTGATGATACCACCGCGCGTAAAGATACCGTAGCCCGTAGCCGATACCTTAACGTCGCCATCCAACCAAGCGAGACGCAACAAGTCAGCTTCCAATACCTTCAATACTTCAGACTGAATGAAGCCTGCCAAATCAGTAGCGGAAAAATCGTCCTCCAGGTTAATTCCACGGGCTACCATTTTGCCCCACAAAGACTGCAAACAGATTTCGATAGGCAGTTCGATAGGTGCGTGTGTGTAATACTTAACTTTGTCCGCTACAGCGTTGTAGAAGTATTCACCGCCGCAACCTGCTGATTTACGCAAAGCCTTGTCGGCTGCCGTAAGGGAAACAACGGGCGTGTTGTTAGCGATACCGTTAAGCACGGTAATACCATTAGAAATCTCACCAGCCAAACCGACGGTCAAAGAGATAACTTCGTTCAAACTGTTAATATTCAGTTTGTTAAGGTCTGTAAATGTAAATGCCATAATTTCTTAATTTTTTTGTTTGTTATTTTTTGTAAAATCTCTTTGCCGCTTCGGCTACCGCGTCTCTGCTAAGAGCTGTTTCTTTCTTCTTGTCCTTCGGAATGCTTACTGGGGGAACACCGGGTTTCGCTGTTGCGCGGCTAAATTGTGCTGTCATTGCGGCCATTGACGCTGTAAGCGTTGCAATAGATGTCTCAAGTGCTGCGATACGGTTAGAAAACTCTTCGGGTACGGCTGCTGTTTCGGGTTTTACTACCACGTCTTTGGGTTCTTCTGCCTCGTAGGGCTTAACCTCGGTAATCACACCGCCTTCGATAGTGATAACCAAAATACCTTCCTCGACTTGAATTTGTACTTCACCGTCCGGGTGAGCGTTGCCCTCGCTATCAAAGACCTTATCACCGATAGCCATCACCTCACCAGCCGCCTCGATAGTAATGCTATTACCATCCACGGTTTCTACTGTTTCCGTTGCAAACTGCGTCTTCTGAAACAAGTTTGCAAACGAGCTGAAAAATTTGTTCATTTTTTTCTCTGTTTTATTGTTATTAAAAAGGCTTTCCGTGGCGGCTGGAAGCCCCACTAAATCACATGAATACAATTCCACAAACTCGGTAACGTCAAGAATACCGTCATTCAATTCTACCGAATTGTAACCAACTACAGAAACACCCAACATATCGGGTTCTTTTTCTATCATGGTTGCGATAAACTTCGCTTCATTGGGGTAGGCTGTCTCAAGTGCTTCGGACATCTCGAAGTCGGCAAAGGCCGCGCCGTTCTCGTAAACGAAATTAGTAAACTTGCCTAAATACCCGTCCAGCATATCACTACCGTTGTGGGTACGTCTGCAATGAACTGGCTTAAGGTTTCCGAGCGCTACAACGCTTTTAACTGCCGCGTCCGTAATCGAAAGGGGGTATTCCCCGCCTTCGTACATCCCAAAGTTGGTCGTTAACCCGGCTTGAATAATTCTAAGCTTTTTAAATTTCATAAAAATTGTTTTTGTTGTAACTCGTGCAAAGATAGCGCCTTTTGTCGCATGCACCATCTCTGCACGAGTTGATTAATATTAGAAAGTCGCAAATCCCCTGACTACCGCCACGTCATTTTGTCCCGCGTTGATGTCCTGCACCGATACGACCGGGTTAGGCATGCTCATAACTGCGTCGATAACAACCCCCGCCAGTTGGTTAATGCTTTCGCTCGATAGGCGCACGTTATCAGACTGCCTAACCATTCGGTTTGCTTCGGAGATGCTTGCGGCCATACCGCCATCAGCAAACTTGTAAAGCCCGGATGTACCGAAAGAGTTACCTCCGTGCGCTTCGTTAACGGCTGATAGGGCGTTAATCTCTGCACTGGCGGACTTCTTCATGATGTAAACGTTCTCGCCTCCTTCGGCCTCGAACACTTGCCCGTTATCGCCTCGGAATGTTACACCGCCTTGTGCGTGTGACTTGCCGAATATCTGACCGCCCTTTGCATACTTCTTGACCGATGTGTTAATTTTCGTATCTGGGTCTTTCTGTTTGGCGATGCTCGCAACTTGTTTCATACCGAAAGCAATAACAATAGCGGCTTGTGCGATACCAAGAATACCGCCTTGTGCCAGCGCTTTAGTAGCACCGATATAAGTGTTAATGGTTGCTTGAACCACACCGAACGCCTTACCGATAGCACTTTGTTCTCCTAAGAGTGTTGACATTTGCCCGGCAAGCCCTGCTGTCATTGTCAGTTCTGCGTTAACGCGTGCTCTCGTGTTCGCCTCCTTCGCCTTCTCGTATTTGGACTGTATCAACGCGGTGTCCGCGCCTATCTTCTCGGCTGCCGCCATCTCTTGCGCGTATTGTGCATCAAGCTGCATTTGGCGCATGTCGAATTCGTTGGTTACTTCCATCATCTTAAGTTCGTGCAGGTTCGCCGCGTCCATCGCTTCGCGTTCCCTCATAAGAGCGTCCTGCTCCTCTTTACGTTGCATCTCCAATTGCTGTATGCCGAGGTTAAATTCGGCCTCCTTGTTGGCGTATTCCTGCTTTGAAATAAGACCCTGCTCTAATCTGTACTTTTCAAGCTTTAAACTTTCCTCGACGTATGCCTTTTCGTTTTCTAACTTCGTTCCGATGGTGTCGTTTTCCAGTTCTTTAGCTTGCATTGAAAGGTTAAGAGCCGTTAACGCGGTTTCCATCTGCTTAATGGTAGCCTCTTGTAAAGCGCGTTTTTGGTTCTCCGCATCCTGGGCTGCCTTTATTGCGGCTTGTGCCTTTGCTTCCTCGGCTGCCTTGTAAGCTGCTGCATTAGCTGCTATCTGTGCCTTTACAATACCGCTTGCTTGGTTTTCCAGTTCTTTACGCTGTGAGATGTAATCCGCTTGACGTGCCTGTAGGTCTGCCAGTGCTTGCATCTCGGCGCGTCTGTCTTCCTTGCTTGTGTAGCTCAATTCGTTTTGCGCCTTGATTTGGTTATACTTCTGTTGCAACACGTCTATCTCGGCTTTCTCCATTTGCTTAGAAATTGCGATAGCCTTTTGAGCTGCTGCGTTTCGTTCCTCCGCGGTCTTTAGCTGGTCTCCTACAATGGTACGTTGCGCCTCGAGTTCCCTGCGCATCGCCGACAACGTTACAAGGTTGTTTGTTTCCGCCTCGTATATTGCAAGTTCTTGCTTGGTGAGTGCTTTGGCTGCGTTCGCTGCCTTAGTGGTCTCCTCGGTAATCAGACCGATAGACGAAAGCAAGTTAACAACCTTCTCCGTTATCCACTCGAAAGCCTTTGCCACGCCCCCGAGAAGCTCGGTTACGCCGTCGAGTATCCGGGAGAAGATAACCTCAAACGGAGCGAACGCCGCCTTTAGGTTTGCTGCCATCTCGCTATTGCGTTTCATCAGTTTTTCAACCGTGGATATGAGAACCAGAATAACCGACACGATAGCAAGTATAGGGTTAGCTTTCAGCGTAGCATTAAACACCTTTAGGATGTTCACACCCCCCGATAGAGACGTAGCCAAAGCCGCCGTAGCCCCAGAAAGCCCTTGCGTGCTGCTCATTGCTTCCTGTATGCTTTCCGCATAGTTACCTACGTTCCTACGGTTATCGCCTACTGCCTTTTCCATCTCCTTAAGTTTGTCGGAAATCTCTTTGGTCTCGGTAACAAGCGCTTTTCCCTCGTCCGTATTGTTACGGGTCGCCGCGCTCATGGCGTTTAGCTCTTTCGTGTTCTTCGCCAACTGTGCTCGCAAAGCGTCTACGCTGTCTTCCTGGCTCTTTAGCAGCGTAGTGTTTACCTTGATAGCCGAGTTATTGTCGGTAATGGACTTATTGGTATCTGTTAACTGTTTCGTTAGTTCTACCTGGGCTTTCGTCGAATCGGAAACGGCTTTCTTATAATCGTCCTGCGACAAGCTGCCGGACTTGAAAGCCTTTCCCGCCTCGTCCAATAGTTTTTTCTCGTCCTTCAACGCGCTTTGCAAAGACTTCTTCGTTTCTGCCAGTTCAAGCGACTTTGCAATTAACGCGTCCAGCCCGTCAAGTGCTTCGGAGGTATCGAAAGAGAGGTCTAATAATGTAACTTGTTCAGCCACAATGTTTTGTTTTTAATTTTTAACTGCGATTAACGTAACGTTTGCATTTCCTGTTGATGGGTCCCAATTGCTTATCGTTCGGAGGTAAAACCAGTAGTTAAGCTCACCTACGAAATAAAGCGCGTCGGACTTCATTTTCTGTATATCAAAATATGATAGGTTCATTTTAGCCGTCACCTGCCATCCAGGGGAGAAACGGTAGTAATGCCCTGCTATCGTAGCGCGATAACCGTTTGCACGGTTGAAATAGTTATCTGGTACGTACGAGCCTGCCAACCTAATCATTGAGGCATATGGTCTTTGTGCACCAGGGTTTACCGGGAACGCGCTCTCGCCTACTGTCTCCTGCGTAGATATAGCCCCACCGTAACCGCCTACCGTCTGTTTGATTGAACCTACCTGCACCGCATATGTTCTCGCAGCGCCAGCGGCTTCTGAAACCTTTATACTCGATTGGTCTATTTTTCCCGTCCAGTCTACCCGATATGTAGAAATAGTAGACGGGTTGATAAACGGTTTCAGTGTCAACGCAAACGGTTTGGACTTGAATTCATACGTCCAACAAAACGCTTTGCAGAATGCCTGCACAATACCGAAAGGCGTATCTATGCCCATTGTTTCCACCAAGTCCCAAGCATACTCGGGAGCCGTAACCGAATTAATTTTGAACGATATATAGTAGGCTTCCGCATTCGGTACGGTGGTAATCGGTGTTCCCGAGTAAACCCCCGACACGGCCGAGGTAGTAAACCCGAAGTTTAAATCGCGTGAAGACCTCGGGGTAACCAAACACGATGTACTACCAGGGTTTACCGGGTAATATGGGTAGTTGCCGTCGGGTCTTACCGCACCGCGCTGAAACGGCAAAGCGAATGTACCGCCGTTGCTTCTAAGATAAACGGTAGAAGGCGCGAAGGGCGGAAGGACTATAAACGAATCGTCGGTAAACCTTAAATCGAATTCCGAACCAGTCATGTATGTAAAACACGTGGCTACCTCGTTGTTCTCCGCTATCATGTAATTGGCTGCATATACCGAGCCGTCCAACCCGTCGTGCGCGCCTTTAAAAACCAACTGGCTTTCTGCGTCCTTATAATCGCCTGCCTTTTTCGTAACTCGGTCTGCAATATAGGACATAAGCAAGGGCGCTGACCCGTTCGCCGCATATATCGTAGGTATGATAACGTCGTTCGGGTACGCATAATTAAGGCTATCTATGTACGTCGAAAACTGATATGCCGGTGTTTCCAACTTAGGTATGGCAACCACTGGGGCGCGCAATGACGAAAGCTTTGATATGTTTTCTATCAGCTCGAGGCTATACCCGTCTTCGTCTGCCGTTACACGTACACGGAACAAACCGCTACCGAACGGAATATTGAAGCCCCCAAAATACAATTCGGCGCGGTATGGGGCCGTCCTTATGAACTTCCCTGGGAAACGTTCAGAACGGAATACCCGGTCGTTCACTTCTGAATGGGGCACGTTGATGGTCCCGGAGTAACTAACCGTTTGCTCCGTGAATTTTAGGGGGTCGGGGTTGTTGATAGTCAGTTTTACCGAGTTAGCGGTTACGCCGTCTATCACTTCGCCATTAATTCGTATTGTTAAATCCATATTGTTAAGGTTCTATAATTTCAAATTTGCATTTAAACGCGGCTACCCGTCCCGTTGCACCGCCTTGTATGTTCAGCGCGTTCGGGTTCTGTATCGTAACGCGTGCCCACTGGTTAGTAGCCAAAGGGAATATCCCGGCAACCTCGCCCGAACGTGAAAGCCAATACAGCGCATTTTGGTTATCGTCCGTTACTACTACGTTTATTGTAACGTCGTAGGACAACACACGATTGCCGCCCGAGAAGTTAACCAAGTAAGTGGGCACAATACGGTATTGGTCAAAGTACATCGTATCATATGCCCCCTTGCTGTTAAGCCATCGAAGCGTTACCCGTTTATTAGGGTCGGAGCAATACGGATATTTACGTTCAAAACGTGCGTAGCCCCATACGCTGGCATCATTCGCGGTTCTAAACTCTCTATTGGGCTGGTTTGCGCCTTGCGAAGTCCCGTCATTAGGCCAAATATAGGATGTACTACTACCGATGTTTCTGTACCGTAGTCTACCGTCCGAGTTCGCCGTATATTGCCCGTATCGCAATGCAAAGTTAAACGGTGTACCCGTTAACGGACTGTTGAGAAACGAAGCACAACTAAAATCCAATTGGTTAAACAGCCCGTTACCATAGTCCGATAGGTTGCGCGTGCTTGCCGTTGACGCAAACCGGGCGTCTGCTACTGGGGAGTGTATAACGCGCACAGAGATAGATTTCAGTGTACCCTCCACGTATTGTATTTGCACCAAGTCGACGAAATCAGTAAACCCCAAACCTGCGTTGATGCTCTCTGTTATACTCGGTGTGGCTGCTGCCATCATTGACACATCCAATATAGCACCCTCGTATGGTGTGACTACGGCCGTTGCCTTGGTAGCCCCATTACGTGAAAAGATAAGGGCTATACTGGTAACCGAACCTACCTGCTCTAATCGTATGGGGTTGTAAATGCCTGCACCTATTCCGCTTATGCGGAGCTCTCCGGCTTCCGAGGTTGTGGCGTTGGTTATTAGGTTTCTTATAATCATTGCTTTTTAGTTAAAATGGTTAATATCTCCGCGCTGACAATACGGTTAACTTCTACCGTTACGCGCTTGATAAGTTCGGGGGTTAATATCTTACTTGCTACGCCCCCCTCGTTGTATTCGTTAGGTACTTTGATACCGTCCCTTTTAATCACATAGGCAATCGCGTAGGCGGCTTCTTCGGGTATGTCCGTGCCGGCGTTCGCGTTCTTGTCCTTAATCCATTGTTTGATAGCGGATATTGGTGGCATTGTGCCGGGTCTACGTCCGTCTTCCATCTGATAGATGTACGCTGGGGCTACAATACGAACGCCACCGGGATATTCCTTGACTTGTGTTTGCTTATCGAAGTTACCCGAAGCGTTCAGCTTCATAGCGTAGTAGTTGGCTACAATCTCATCACGAATCTTTTTAACCGCTTGTACTACTTCGCTGTTCATGATTTACAAGTATTTAAACCATGCGTACGGTTTACGGTTCTTTAGGTATTCGGTATCGTGCTCGTTGCCGTAGGCTTCCTTCTCGAAGCCCATTCTATCATATGGCTTATCATTCGGGTCGCATGGTTTCTTCTCGAAGCTCCATGCAAAGTAACGTATTACCCATTCGATACCGTACCAAAGGTAGAAAGGCACATAAAGCATTTCCTTCATTTGTTTGGTGTGAATGCTTTCGTGCCTTATGGTCTTTTCGCCGATGTAAGCGTTACCGCGAACGAACAGCACACCAAAGAGGTTAATCGCTTTGAAGCCCTTAAAGGGGATAAACTTGTTTCTGATAATCTTCATAATTTCATGTGTCGTTCATTAGTTAACGACGCACAAAAGTACGTAGTATATAACTACAAAACAAGCTGCGTTAAGTCTGTTAACCGAATTTGTAGACATCCAAAACGGCCTCCCATCCCGATTTTATGCTATCGTACTGGTTCTGCACCTTCGACAAGCGAATAGCGCCAACCTCGTAGCCACATACAAAGGCAGCCAACATATCCTGCAAAAGTTGGTCGGTGCGTATTAACGTTGCAATCTCTACGGCATCATCGCGCATGTACTCGGACGTACCCATACAACGAATTACGATTGTGTAGCCGTTGCTTCTCGGTACGTTCACGTCGTTATAAAAGCCCGTGGTTATATCCAGAGTGAAGAAGTCCACCGATAAACTGTTTGCCGCCACGTTCTGTACGGCTGTATCTCCGAATATGAGAGGCAGCCCTAAAGCTGCCGCACGTGTATTCGCTGTATTGTAAATTGTCTCAAAGGTCATATGTTAACGGTTTTTAGATTGTTGTTTCTTTAGCTCTCGCTTTTCTTTCTCTATCTCGTCGTTACGTTTGGCGATAGCAAGCATAGCATCCGAGTAGTTGATTTGCTTCGCGTCCTCAAAGCTACAGTGGAAAAGCTCGGCCGTTACCTGCACAAGTCCGAGAAGGTTTTTTGCCTGCTTGATATTCTCATCGTCGGTCAACGCGCTTTCACCGCCTTTGCCGTGCATGTTTTGGAAAAGCACCTGTTCCAGGCCATCGGCTATTTCCAACTGTTTAACTATGAATTTGTCAAGCTTCACGGCATCGACGACGGTAACGGGTTCATAGTTATCGTCAGTCCATGCCTTGATACGTCCTAATGCGTCCTCGGCTCTTCGAGTTTCCAGGATAGCCCACAAGCCTATCTCCTCGATATCCTTAAGGCGATACACTGCTTTGCCGTTACGGGTTGCAACCTGGGACGGTTTCAAATACTTAATCATGTCCTTTAGCAAGCGTTCCTCGTCTCGTGTCATACGTACCGTGCCATCGGCCGGCATGTTCGCGATACGGAGCATTGCCGCGCGGTTATGGATATTGGCAATTTTGAAAGATAGTCTAAAAAGTAAATTCTTCATTTTAAAGCGTTTTAAGCGACTTTCTTTGTCGCGGTTAGTAGTTACCCACTATCTGGGGAGAAAAGCCCGTAGAGGGAAAGCAAATGCTATTTAGGGCGGTATTTACGTATTAGGTAATCTACGCCATAACGCAAAGCGTCGAGTGAGTGGTTCCAAGCGTCTATGGGTTCGTTGGTGTACGTATCAGTAGATTCGTCCTTTATCCACTTGTAGTTGTCCAGCTCGTCCAGCATCTTAACGCTTCGTTTGGTTACGTGCAGTTTGAACTGGGAGACCTGGGCGATACCCGCCGAGATTGAACCGCGGCCCTTGACACACGGTATTGCCTTGATACGTCTTTGCTGTAGCTCGACGATACTCTTTTGCTCCGCACTGTCACACACGGTTACGACGCGGTTAAGTCCCTGGCCGTTCAAGTAGTCCGCGATGGCGCTGTTAAGTAGGCCCGTTTCGTAGCAAAGTAGGTCTATGTACAAGTCCCAGCCTTCAAAGCGTATATCGACAATCGCGGTAGGGTCATTCACGAAACCGAAGTCAAGCCCGATACATCGCCCGGTGAACGTTTCGGGTAGTTCGTCTATTACCTCATATTCGGGGTAAACGTTACCCTCTACGCCGCCCGTCAAGCCCTCACCGTACACGCGCCACCAGTTAGCATCGTTCCTGTTCTTCTCGATGGCTGCCACTTGTTCGGGGGTCAAGTACGGGTTATCCTTGTATGTCGAATGTATCGTGGTGTATCTGTCACCTACGAACTCGGTTTCACCCCAGAACTTACGTACCGGGTTGAAGTCGATAATAACCTTTTTACGTGTACGGATATCAAGTTGCCTAAAGATTTCACGTGGTATGCCCTGCGCCTCGTTGACAAACAGAATATCACGTGCAGGGCCGTGCACCTTCCCGGCATTATCGCACGAGAAGAACTCTATTATCGTGCCGTTCGGGTATTCGTACGTACTTTCCGTTTTATTAAACTTGTTCTCGTCCCAATACCCCTCGGCTGCTACCATAGCTTTAAAGTCGCGGAGCATACCGCGCTTAACCATAGGGAACGTAGCCGCCACACAAGAGATAACAAGCGGTTGCGGATTGTTCAGCGCCAGTATGTGCAACATCTGTAGGGTTGCCCATGTCTTACCGCTACGTGTGCCGCCTTTAGAAGCTACACCGCGTATCTTCGGGTCTACGAAAGCCGCCAGTATCTTTTCAAAAGTAAATGTAACGTTCATGCTCTAAATGCCTCCTAACTTCTGTAGGTTCTTAACCGCATCCTCGGAAAGTACGTTAACCTGCATAGCCTTTGTGCCGGCTTCCTTGCCGTTGCTTGTAACGTCCTTAAGGTCTCGTAGTCCTCTAAGCTTCGCCATGTAGTTAGCATCAACCACACCGGCGAGGGCCGCCTCGTCCATCTCGGTGGTGATAAGCTCCTTTATCAGAGTGTAACCGAGTAGGAGGTTCTCGGCATCGGGGTTCGTCTCGGAGGCCTTTTCCAGCTTCTCCATGTTCTTATTGAAGTCCTTTATAGACCAGCCTATGAAAAGGCAGAAGCCGCCAACAGAGGGCGCGCGTTTCTTCTCCACGGGTACCTTCTGCCCTGCTGCCGCACCACCTTTCAATATCTCGTATTGGATATAGGGGTTCTTCTCGCAAAAGTTCATGTACTCCGCTACGTAATTAATACACTCGTCGATGCTGTTAAGCGTCGCACCGTTCACGCCTCGTGTCTGCACAACCTCGTAAAGTTGTGTGCATGCCTTTAGCTCGTCCTTTGGTTTCGGGGGTGTCCCGGTTGCCTGGCCCTTCTTGATTTCCTTTTTCGTATCGGGGGCGGCTTCTTTCTTTGTTCTTCCTGCCATAATCGTTAATTGGTTTTGTGCGTGCGTGGGATATTGGATAATGTCCATGCGCGCGCGGTCTATTACTCCCTTAAGAGTGTGGGGGCAAAAGTACATAACTTCCTGCCTCAAACCAAACCGCAATCAGTCGTGAAAATCAAAAACCTTTTACAAAGTAGGGGGTGGCACAGATAACGCTCTGTACCTCAATCAGTTACAAGCGTTTTTGCCTACTGTGCCAGGCCGCGTTTTGCTGGCACACCTCGGGTGGCACAGATAACGCACTACGTATCAGACCGTTAGAGCGACTGTGCCACTGTGCCAGGCAAAAAGCACTTTTCTAACACTTGTTTTATAAATAGTATATATTGTTGCTATCTCTACATTGCAATTACCATATATTTTTCCAAATAAAGTGTTATACCTATTTTATACTATTTAGTGGCACAGTATAGATAACTATATATAGTTCAGTGAGTTATCTGTGCCACTTGCTGTGCCACCCTACATTTTTCCTGGCACAGTAACTGTTAACGATATTGTGTATCAGCAAGTTAAGTGAGACAAGGACTGTGACACGCCTATATTTTTTACTTGCCACAATTGATTATCAGCACGTTAGCACGAGGCATCTTTTGATAAGGAATTTTCAATTAACAATCTAAACACTTTTTAAGAATTGAGCTTTCATAAAATATAATGACAAAGGGCGGTTTCTGACTATTTGTAAGCCGAAACCGCCCTTTTGCTATCATTTTTTAAAGGCATATGCTATTCGTAAGGGTCACTATCATACTGCTAACCCCTATAGGCAAACCGCTTTCATTATGTCAATTTCCACCCGAGCGAATCCCTATACCAATACCACGTTTGAGACGTCCCGTTCTTGAACGTTGATACCCTTTTTATTCTTCCGTGGGCGTCTATTCCGTAGGTTCTTGATATGTCCTGCTCGTTTCTTTTCTCCTCTGCGAGGCGTGCCTCGTCTCTGATAAGATACTGCCTTTTATTAATTGGCTGCTTATAGGTGAAATCCTGGGCAGCTACATACTTTGCCAGCTTATCAATCCATCCGTTGCAAAGTCTGGCCTCCGCATAACCTCGCCCGTACTTGTCTTTTGTTACCCCGGCGGTATATCCGTACCTTCGTATGAACTCCCATATGATGAACACGTGGCAGTTGAGGCATACCGCCATATCCATAAAACTAACTTTCTTCATGCACGATGTTTTTAAGATTTATATACGTGTAATAAGCCCCGGCGCGCGGCTTCTCCATAAACACGTCGCTGCTGCCTGCGCTATATAAGTCTTCGGGCGCGCTCCATGCGCCCACCCCGTACGCCACACTTTCATGTACTTCTGCTATAATCACGTCTTTTAGGCTCGTATAGCCCACTAATCTAATACCGATAAGGTATCCCACTTCATCGACCACTGCGGCTGTCCTATCGCCCCATTTAAGCTTATGGGGAAGCTTTGGTTCTTTAGTCATATAATTCTTCTTTAAATGCCAATTTATAAAATTTTCCTTTCTCCAGTAAATGCCCTCCGTGCAGCCTTGCTTCCGAGACAGTCCACGCGTACGCTTTGGCTGCGTCCTTGGGGTGTATCTCGACCAAGTACAGCGCTTTATGTTTAAACTTGTCTACCTTACCCACAAGATGCGCCCGGCAAAACTCGGCTCCATACTCATACCGATACTGGATATTGAAATACTTGGGCTTCCCGCCGTGTGCAGTTTTCAACGATAAATATACGTCTATGCCCGTAAAGATTGCCGCGGCTGCCACTATGGCTATTACCACGGCATACAATACCATTATTGCCCCTTCCATTACTCGTCATACTTCCCATCTATATTACGGGCTGCAAATTTAGCCACAAACCACAAACCAGTTACCAAACCCGCACCGATTGCTATTCCGAATAAACACATTAATGCTTCCATACTTTTTCCTCCTATATTTTTGACGATACATTTTCTAAACCATCTCCCATGCTTACAAGCTTCATGCCTCCGTGCTTACCACGGATATAAGCGGCTTGTACATTGCCGTGCTCATCCGTAGAGAATTGGATACCTCGCACGCCTTCGTGCTCCTTGATAAGCTCGCCTATCGTTCTGGGTCTCGGGTCTACCGGCTCGAGCATCCCCAGCGGCTCCTCCAGCATCCCGGCGTTGCAATATTCATACGATGGGAACTCGTCCTCGGACACGCCTATATCGTTTGCGCCCCAGCTCTGCCAACCGTCCATGTGTTCGACGCCTAATATCACACCGTGCATGTCGTTCCAGCCGACTACCACACCAAACTCGCCGTTCTTGTTGAATACCGTACGCCCTGCGTACAGCAATGCAAAATCTTTGTTTCTAATCATAATCTTCTAATCTATTAAATCACTGATACCGACAAAATAATAGCATTCACAATTTTTAAATACCACGCACTGGTTGTCCAGCTGTCCCCAGCTCCAAGCCTTAATTTTAGCGCCGTCTACTATCAGTGCCCATGTTTCGTCCGTATCTTTCCGGTATCCTACCACTTCCAATTTCTCACCGTAGGCGATAGCCAACCGCCCTATGTACTTTTCCAGCGGGTGGGCTTCTCTCTTTTTAAACTGCGAATACATCTCGCTAACTGCTCTTGAATACTTTTCCATAATCTTCTAATCTATTAAATCATTAATACTGGCATACCGATATTTTTCACAATCTTTGAATATCACGTCGAAAGGCTCCAGCGCCGACCAGCCCACATTTTGCGAGGCATCTACTATCAGCAAGGGTTCGTCCGTAAATTGCTTGTGACTATACCCTACTACCTCCAATTTATCGCCATAGAAGTTAACCAACCGCCCTATGTACTTTTCCATCGGGTGGGCTTCTCTCTGTTTAAACTGTGAATACATCTCGCTAACTGCTTTTGAATACTTTTCCATAATTTTCTGTTTTTAAATCGCTGATACAAATATAACGCTTTTCCTGTTACGTTGGTTCTTTCGTTAACATCATTTAAGCATTAAACTATCCTTCAGTGGTAGCCCGTACTCCAATTGCTGTAGCTTGAAATTACGTTGTATGCTGTCCGCTGCGTTCTGTACTACAGTGCAGCCTACTAATAAAAGTAGGACCGCGATAACTGCTATTAGCTTTTCTTACTGTAAAATTCCATAAGTTCTTTAATACTCTCCATTAACCCGTCTTGTGTCTCGCGCTTACCGTCGAGTGACTTTATTATTTTTTCGTCGATTGTACCGCGCGTTACTATATGGTGGATGGTAACGGGCTTGCCTTGTCCTTGGCGATACAACCGGGCGTTGAATTGCTGATACAGTTCAAGCGACCACGTGTTACCGAACCATACGATATTGTGCCCTCCCTTCTGTAAATTTAGACCGTGGCCTGTTGATGCTGGGTGCGTAACCAGTACGGAAATCTTCCCGGCATTCCAATCGGCTATGTGTTCGGGCTTCTCCAGTTTGACGGGCTTGTATGCTTTCAACTTTTGCATGATACGTTCCAGGTCATGTTTATAAGAATAGGCGATAAGAACGGGTTCACCGTTGGCGGCTTCTACTATTTCCTCGAGTTTATCCAGCTTTTCATCGTGAAGGTCTTTAACGTTTCGTTCCGCGTCGTATATCGCACCGTTCGCGAACTGCTGTAGCTTATTCGATAGAGCTGCTGCACTGGCCGCGCTTATCGGCTCGTCCGAGTTTATAAGCTCCAGTATCTGCTCTTTCTCGAAGTCTCGGTACATCGCCAATACTTTAGGCGCAAGGTCTACGTAATCATACAGCATAATCTTATCGGGCATTTTCAAATAGTCCTCTGCTGTCATTGATATCGTTATGTCACTGATGAGGTCACTGATTTGCTGCTCCGTTTCGTCTTGGGGTGCTTTCAGTTCATAGGTATAAACTATATCACCGTTGCGCTTCCCGGGTCTAAAAAACCTATCCCGGTACGCTGTCACTGTTTTGCCCAGCCGTTGACCCTCGTCAACTAAATACATTTGGGCGAATAGGTCTATCAGTCCGTTCGGGGCTGGTGTCCCGGTGAGGCCTACAACTCGAGGGATGAATTTACGTACTTTACGCATAGCCCGGAAACGTTTAGAGGCGTGGTTCTTAAAACTGCTCAACTCGTCGATAACTACCATATCGTAGGGAAGTTTAACGCCTCCATGCTCCAGTACGAGCCA